TGACCTTTTGTCATAGGTGCATAACCGATTAAAGTGTGAGCTTCATTAGTATAAAACCAAAAACCATTACCAAAGTTTGCCATTTCTTTGATTGTATATTCACCATCTATAGTAGAATTAACACCTTTGATCACAAGTTTTGTAAAACTTTTGTGTTTGTCTTGTCTAAAGTCCTCTATCGTCATTTCAAAATTCATAGAACAAATATATGAAACTTTTTTTATAAAACAAAAAAAATTATCCTATAACACCAATTTTACCATCCAAATGATGATCATCCAACATTTCAGAACCAATTTCACGTTTATCCATGATTTTGATAATATCATCAATCAGATAAGGTTTCAAATTGTTACCATCAACACCAACATCCATTTTTTTACCATTACCAAATTTTTTATGTTCAGGTAAATGAACGTGACCATGTAAATGAATCACACCTTTAGATAGACCATTCCAACTTTGAAATGGATAATGACATAGCACAAAATCTTTACCGGAAATGTTTACTTCCAAATATTGTTGGACACTCAAAAACCTACCTTGAACATAATCTCTATTGTTTTTAATGTGGTGATCATGGTTTCCAAGGATTAGGTGAACATTGTGACATACCAATCTTTCAAGAAAAATCCCGATGTTGTCAAACCCACCAAAAGAAACATCTCCCAAGTGAATCAAGGTATCATCTTGCCCAACAAATTGGTTAATATTATTAACTATTGCAGTGTTCATTTGTTCCAAAGTGTCAAAAGGTCGAGTTGATTTTGTTGGCAGTTCACCATTAGCCTCCCTCCAAGAGGTCTCCCCAAGACAAATGTTTTTATGCGCATAATGTGTATCAGAAGTTATCCAAACTTTTCCTGATGTAAGTAATTTATCAAATTTCATTTTAAAACCATTTTGGTATTTCTCTTAATTTCCATGACGCAAAACTCGATTTTGCACCTCTATAATAATTTCTATAAGACTCAACAACATTGTCAACCTTATATTCGTCAGGCATCGCTTTTGGTGGATCTGTAAATCCAATGTCAGTAATATTTGGTCTGTTAAAGATACACCACAAAATTACTTCCTGAGATTTATGTCTTTTTCCATATCGGTATGTATATTCTTTACACAACTCCAATCCAAGTTCACAAAGATACAAATAATTGGATAGAGATTCTCTAACCCAAACCGCACAAGGATGATTTTTGTGAGATAACTTGTACGGTACTTGTAGGGTACTTGTGGGGTCTTGGTCGATAACGTGGTGAACACCACATAAAAGTTGTGCCGTTTCCAAGATCATTTTAACAACATGCTTATCAACATGGTATTCCGCACATTTCTTAACATCAGTATCCAAAAAGAAAATATTCATCGTTTTAATAATTTAATTATATCAGGATATTTTACAATTAACAGATATTCAACCCCAATGATTAATAAACGACCAAATGGACTTTGCATCATCCACCAATCAAAAGGGTTTGCACTACCTGAAATAAAAACACCCAACAAATATAATAAAATATTAATAGTTAAGACTCTTTCTAAGATTTTATTTTCCATGATCTACAGTATGTTCAATTTGTACTCTAACACAATTTTGGGGTAAACGATTAACGTGACGGTAGTTATTAATATATCCCATCATGTTCGCACTACCAATAGCATTCGCTGAGTGAACAACAACATCAACAACAGGTTTACCTTCCATCCATTGTTCTACCAACCATTTAGTACAATCCATACCAGTTTTTTCAGTGATATTATCGTAATCTAAAGTGTAGTTGGTATAAACATTACGTTTCCATTCCTCCATTGCAGTATCACCCAAATCATGATCCAACGAGATCAATGAAATATTTTCCAAACCAATTTCGTTGATCTTTTCAACAAACTCATCATAAGAACGTACAATAACCCATTGATCTTTCTCAATAGGTGTACGAACATCGTCCAAATAAATTCTTTTTTTCATACCAATATTTTTACGGCTAATTCTTTTCATAAACAAATATAATATTTTTTTATGTTGTGATCCCGAATGGATTCGAACCATTGACCTACTGCGTAGAAGGTAACCATTGAATCATAATACAAAGTTACAAATATTTTTTCAATTATACAAGTTTTTATTAGAATTTTTTATTCTATCCATATAATTATTTATATGGAAAATAAAATTTGTACTTTATGTAATGAAGAAAAACCTATAACAGATTTCTATCAACAAAAAGATAGAAAAACTGGTTCATCACAATGTAGACAATGTTTTAATCAATATTGTGTTGAACGTTGGAAACAAAGAAAAATAGATGCAATTAAATATAAGGGTGATTTATGTGTTGATTGTAATATTACTTACCCAACAGCACCTTATGTTATATTTGATTTTCATCATTTAGACCCAAACGAAAAAGATGTCGATTGGGGTAAACTTCGTTTACGCTCATGGGATAAAATTGTCAAAGAACTAGATAAATGCGTATTACTATGTTCTAATTGTCATAGAATACGTCATCATATCGAGTAGCCCCACCTAGAATCGAACTAGGAACTAATCTTTAGAAGAGATTCGTTATATCCATTTAACTATGGAGCCATGTCCATAGCCGCTATCCAGCTGAGCTACGGGACCATATTTTTGAATTACTTGTGCCCCACCTAGGAGAATACTTACCCGGACTCACCGTGACAAGTAACTCAAATTAATTTTTTGAAGTCATTATAGGAATCGAACCTATTATTCTCCCTTTTGATCGGGTGCGTTCTCCAACACGCTCAATGACCTACCGTTGTAGTCAGGACAGGATTTGAACCTGTATCATACTTTTTACAAAGATTCTAAGTGATAACCAATTACACTACCTGACTATAAACACACTCCTAAGCATTCTACTTCCCGCGGTACGAAATTGTATCTTACTTAGCCCACCGTCAGCGGTATGGGTACTTAGGTTTATGTGTTTGAGGATGAGAAACCCTCTGCACTCAGTTGTAATACTATCAGCTACCTATATAGCGTAAGCACTTCTTTATTACTTTTCAGAGTTTAAACCTATCTCGTTGGATAAGTCCTGCTAGTTAATAAGGTATTACAACTGCTCACCCTTGGGAGCTGATTAATAAAGAGGATTATTATTCCCAATCTTACACTCCGTTAGAAGTAGCTATTCAGCATTCTTGGGTAATCCGTTAATCAGGTGGTTTCACATCTTATATTGCTACTCGGCAATATTCTATCTTTACCCGAAGGATTATCCAGAATAGAACGGTGAGTAATAAGAAGTCTTTATATCCACGTGAGAATGGTGCATTAATACAGGCCTTGCACCTGCTCGGGAGCATCTATAACCCTCCACCTAACTATTTTAATAATGTAGTTCAGTAGTTAACACACACTCTCGTTTCACCATTTTGTGTTAACAGGTTAATGTACTTAACGAGTTTCCCTTTTCTTACAACCACAATATTTTTAAAAAGGGGATAAGGCAGGAGTTACATTCTATTTTGCATTCCATCTCAAGAAAGGCCTATTACCAGTGGGTTCGTGGTTACCTTATCCCTTTATTTAATATGTCAATGAACTTCTTCTTTTTACGGGAGTAGGATCACCATCTCTAACATTCCTACCCCCGTTGTTTGTCTCACAAATATATGTAGAATATTTTAATCCACCAAATGTTTTTTCTTGTGTTTTTCTTTTCTTGTATAAAATTTATCACCCTCATAAACTCTGGCAACAAATCTTCCGTCAAAGAATCCTTGCTCAACTTGACGTTTTCTTTGAGATCCTATGATCATGTTATGAACGATATTTTTATCTTTTGTTTTCATTTTATACGTGGGTATTTGTTTTTAAGATCAAATTTAGAAAATTAATTTCATTTTTTCTAATCATATCGATTTCTTTTTTCTTTAATACAACTAAATTGGGGACCGACAACCATTTTATTTTATCTCGTTCTGTTTCATAACCTTTAACTTCGATAAAGATATTGTATTCAGATAAATAAAAATCAGGATAATATTTTCTTTTACCATTCCATTCATAATTAAAAAATTTTGTTTCGTGTTCCCATTTTAGTTTA